ATTTGGAGAATAGGTGGGATTCCACACTTTTTCATCCAATATTCCGCAATGGGGCGTGCTACCTCATGACGGAGTTTATCTGTTGCTTCGCTATAGTCTGTCGAAGACAACCAGACATCCCGGTACGTTTTCTCGACAATTCGAGTTCCGTCCGGACGCACTTTCGTGGAACGTGATTGTTCCGCGAACATGTATGACCTTCCTTCGGCTGTCCAGCCTTTACGAAAGGTATTCCACGCGTGAGATGACTTATGCATCCCGCTCGTGGACGAAGGTATCTTCCCAAGTGGATGGGAACATATCTTATTGACGACGTCAAGTACCACCTTAAGTGCTGCTGACGCTTTTGTGACCGTACGGGCCTTTCCAGGCTCGGAGATCATAACCAGAGCAGCCATGCGAATATTCGCAGGGTCAGTCTTTAGGACCTCTTCTAGGCAACGCCAGAAGATGTAAGTCCCAGTGTTAGATTCGGAGAGCAATAACGCATCTTCGATCTTACCCGTCGAGAGATCACGCGTGTACGCAGGAACTCCTGACCTTCCAGTGGTGACGATCTCCGCGATCGCTTCCACGGTGCCTCCGTCCTGCCGGGTCTTTTCCCAGCAGGCGTTTGCATTAAGAGTAATCCGAGCCTTCGTATCGAGGCCCGTGAATATACTCTGGTCCACCCGCTCATCAAATGTCAAGATAGCGGCTTGGATAGTGAGCTTTTCCGTACTTGTTAACGGTACGGGAGTCTCTGATACAGTCTTGAGGAATTTCCTTTTTGACTGCATTTTAACCAACTCTGGAGGCTGTCCGGCCCCGCGAGTTTGGCACAAGACACTGTCCACGTAAGCAGAATGGACAGGGTCTTTAATACTGCGAGTGTACTCCCACATCGGTAGGAGAAACTGCAGCCAAGGCGGTACAAGAGAGTTTCTTTGACTCTTGTCCGCCAACGCCTCTTCCAACCTACCAAGATTGGAAAGAGACTTATAGGTTTTCCTTGCTCGTTTGAGTTCGGTATACCTAGTAGTTACATCATGGAACTCTTCCTTGATGTTACCATCCAAGAACTCATCGCCTATCAAAGACGATATGTTCTTCAAGACTGTGAGGTCGAATTTCTCCCACGTCCAGTCTCCTTCCGGCACGGCGATAAAGCCCTGCAGGAACATCCCGTCCACCGTTTTTAGCATTTCGATGAACCGGATCGCCCTTCCTTTGAGTGACCGTCGTCCCTCCGAGTAAGGTTTGATGTCTTTGATCCATAACGGATCTCCGTCACCATTCAACAATGCAAAGATTCTCCTCTTTAGCGTTGCTGCCCATCCGTGAGTACGCAGTCGAATACCGCGTTCACCCGGCGTTTCACCCTTAGGTCCCTTTCGGTTCTCAAGGATGAGTTTTTCTAGACGCACACCCCACCAGGTGCGCGTTAGAATGAGCTCTGTTTTGACGTCAGAGCCCTGGAGTTCAACGAACTTTCGCGAGTTCTTTGAGCCCCCTTTCCAAGATTCGAGCTTTGCGAGCACGAAACCTGGTATTGCCCCCGTGAGACTTACGTTGTCACCGGGCCAAACCAAGAGATCAGGCAATTTCATGTCTAAATCTCTGGCGAGGAACCTTCCCTGGATAACCTTGAAAGGATCTTCGTAATCCATGCGGTAAATGTGCCCCCGCATTGGATAGCTGTAGTCTAAGGACTTGAGTTCGTAGTCTACAGTTGTGGAAC